TGCTCCCTGTTGTATTGGCTATGGCTTGGTTGAATGTACCATGAATTATAGTATCGAGGGGACTTGTGCCAAGCCCTCGAATATATGCAGTCGTGTTTTCAGGAATACCGACATCTTCATTATACGTCCCCGCATCAACCAGATAGAGACAAGTCACTCCTGCGGCAGCAGTTATAGCCAGATTTATCGTGGCATACTGCTTTCCGCTACCAACGGTCTTGGTCAATCCTGTCCACAACACACCGTCGATAAACCATCCAGAACCCACACCTACCGATGTAGCCTTCCGAAGGTTGATGCTCTGCCCACTGGGTTGTGATACCGATTCGATTCCCACTTAAGCCGCCGTTCTTACGTTCGCTAACCACCGTTTCGTCGTGTCCCCTGTCATGTATGCCGCACCCAAAGTGTCGGAAAAAAGAGGGACGGTCAAGGATACTGTGAATGTCCATACACTCGCCGCAACCGAGGCGTAGAGGTAATAAAGCGTGTCTGGATCAGTTGTTCCCATCGGCACAGTTGTTTGAGCGGAAAGTTGCCACACATCCCCATTTATCTCCAACGCACCACCATCAACATAAAGATTCGTGGCATCCTTGACAGTGACAATCATGCCCTCACGATACCCGACAAGTTTAGCTGCATTTATGGCTGCCACGAGCTGCGCATGAGTAATGCCACCATCCTTTATCAGTTTTCCTGTCGTAGTATCAAATTCAACAATATCCGAATCAACCGCTGATGCGGGACCAACAACATTACCCGCACCCCCACCACCACCCGTGGCAAATTGTTGGTATCCCGTAGTTTCGGTCCTTTTACCGGCAGTACCGCCCGTTATGGCCCTTTGTGGGGCGGCATAGGTATCATTCGGAATGGTCATAAATCTTCTCTCTTAACTTCATACAGTCCCGAAACCATTAAAGGCTCAAACCCGATTACTTCATCATTCGTAGTAATGTCGTATCTTAGTGAGTGCAATACGGCATCCATGCCTATGCTATGTTTTGCCTGATACAGCCTGTGCGTTGCATCTACCTGAGATATCGCCGCTAAAGATTCTCCCGTTGATGCGGTATCGGCATAGTGCGTGACAGCTACCGTTGCGGAGGATATATTCTTTGCCTTTGCGAATAATTTTACATGCCTCAATGTGCAAACATAATCTCCCGTCTTTGCAAGCAGAATGTCGCCAAACCAAAAAGTATGGACAAGAGCGTTTCCGTCGAAAGTAGTGCCATTCTCAAGACGTTCAATAAACCCGTCCGCAGTCCCGCCAAAAAGGAACGTGTCGCCGTTCGTATCCTGTACGTTGAAACCGCAAGTCAACGCTTTGCCCGTTCCCCTGTTTACTTGAAACCACTTCTTGTATCTCAGGGAATACTCCCACTCCTGCTTCCCATTTATATTAGTGAATATCCAGTGATACCCAAAGTTTATTTCATCGTAGCAACCAGATTCCAGACTTACATCATAAATAGTGGGATCAATGTAGTCGCTCGACGTGGGATCGAAGAAGTTCTTAATATCGTCCGTGACGGGGGCAATCGTATTCCCGTCGAAGAATTCTATCGCACGCGCAGACCTCCACATTAAAACGTGCTTTGTCATCCCGGCGGCAACTTCAAAACTCATATCGCATCGTTTCATGGTAAGAGGCGCAAGACATCCAACCTTGTCGGAAATGGTATAGATCGTCCATGTCGATGGTCCATACCCGTCGATTAAATAAGTTGCTCCTCTTTTGCATAAAATCATGTTATCGTAAATGTTGCTCCCGTACCGACTGAATAGCGAATCACCGCAAATAAGTTCTTTTGCGTCGCCAAACTCCATTTCATAGAAATCATCACCATTGAAAACGCAGTTCGTCCCATAAGAAGAGCAGATACCAGTATTTTTTCTATCCGCCTGATCGTTAAACATCCATAATCTATTCTGCCATAGAACCGAAAACCTATACGGTCTTAATGTTTTTTGGACTGTGATCCCGCCAATATTGTCAACCCTCACGTCGGAAGCCAACGTAGTGTCCCATGAAACTTTGTAATAGTAAAACTCATAATCGTTTGCAATTGCTGTCTTGAACTCAATGTTTTCGGCTGGAGGAGCCCAAGTCATCAAACCGGAATGGCTTAGACTTATTCCCCCTGTCGCCGTGCTATCATCTACATTTCCGACCGAAACCCAAGCAGAACCATTCCAGTAATATATTGACACGGTTGCGGGGCTTACAGGGCTTACAGGTTGAGAAGTTGCTTCAGCGACCGTGACAAAGGACTGGTAATAAACATGAGTTCCCGCCCCTATATCAAAGGGCTGGCCATTCCACCCGGTTATAAGAAATTTTCCTGCTGCATCTCCACCAGCCCATGAACCGCTTGTGATTGTTACTGAAGCTACCATCGCATAGGCACTTCCCGTGCTGGTAAATATTAGTTGAGCAGTAGGGTCAACAGTACCATCTATAAAATCCATGGTTGATGGAAGGGAATTGTTTGTATACAAAGCATCCGGTAGACTCCATTCAATTCCCAACACTCGTTCGCTGAATCCGCAGTACAGGCATTGGGATACTGTTTGACCGCCGAGCTGAGCATAGGTCATGTCGCTTGCGGCCTGATAGGCTTTCGGGTTGCTTGTGGTCGAAGGCGCAACATTGGTAGTTAAATCGGTATATGATGTCCCGTCGGATTGAAAGCATTGCAAGCAATATCTTCCCACGCCGTCCCAAATATCTGTGACCGCCTGCATGGGAGCGTCAAGGGTGCAATAATACACCGTAGTTCCAGTCGTAAGGGTTGTGAAAACAAACTGGTAAAAATAGGCTACTGATCTTTTAACGGCCTTGACCTTTGATGTGGTCACCGTAGAGTTAAAAATTATTTCCCCTGTCTTGCCGAGTGACTTTCCGCCCGTAGCAGAAGTGCCGTCGTAAAGAGTAAGAGGAGACCAGGCTGCGCCAGTCCATTCATACCCGGACGCAACCGAGGCGTTAGTGTTTGCCGTTCCGACATAAAATTTAACTCCCTGGATTGGCCTGACGGACCCGATATAAACATTGGTTGTGTCTGCTGTTCCGTAAGCAGACGAAGAGGGAAGAAAATTGGCCGTCCATCTCGCTACTCCTTTGGAAATGCGGAACTCGTCTATCCACCCCTTCAAATAAGAATATGTCGTTGTGCCGTAATTGTAATATCTTCCTATTTCAAAAGCAGCCGCCAAGTCGGGCCAGGGATTCACATTTGTGTCTGCCGCATAAGCTAACGTGCCATTAATTGCCCATGCCCATTTGTTTGCATCCCCGCCCCATCCCCTGATAAGAGCTATATGATTCCACGCCCCATCTATGATCCCGGCGACATAGCTTACATTAACAGTTAATGACCCTCCTGACTTTACGGAAATAGATAGTTGGCCTAATACGCTACTGATAGGGACGTAAATACAAACAACCCAATTATTTGTATCGACGGTTTGCTGAAATAAGCCTTGCGGATTAGTTGAACCATTGGGCTTCCACCAAAAATCAATCGTGAATGCTCCGGTTCCCATATACCAATCGGCAGAATCGGCAAGAGAAAGATAGCTGTTAGTTCCATCAAACGCGACCGAGCCGGTTCCAAATTTTGCTTGAGAGGTATCAACCTGAGCATTCCCGTGGGCGGTTATGGTCTTCGCCGAGGTTTCAGAATCAATGATGCTTGTTCCCGCTGTGTGATTTGCTTCACCCGCGTGGATCAGGAGTTTTGTAGATGAATCTACTGTTCCCGCTGCGGAGTGCATGGTCGCCACGTTTGCTGCATCGGAAAGGGTGTTATTCACCTTGTCGGTATAGTCATACCAGAAAGACCCGGCAGGATCATAGACGATGAACTGGCCGCATCTATCTTCGTTCCCAGCCCATATCCGGTTCACCGCCCCATTCATGGCACACATGGCCCCATTCGGGGCTTCGCTGAAAAGCACCGCATTGGTATTTTCCAATAATTGCGCGGATGTCGTAGCACAGAAAGTATCCTGATTAGGGATCGCCGTCGTATTGTCCGACTTCAACAACCACGGCACCGTAAAGTAATTCCCCTGAACAAAGATATGGGATTCTGCGGGTTGATCCTTGCGGAAATGGAACCCATTCACAACCGACAGGACTCTAACTATAAATCCCCAAAGGTACCTTAACGACGCAACATTTATCTTCGTCATCCCCTGGATACCCTTCGGGTAGTCCGCTGTGGGCCTCAGGTTGATAAGTTCGCGGAAATTCGTCTCACCGATCAAAGCAGGATCGACATCCTTCCGAAGTTTGCCTGTCAGTGGCCAGTCGAATCTCTGGTGGCCTGTTTGTCTTTCAAGCCCTTTAGTTGGCATATTAACGACTCTTCATGAAATTCACGCGAAAGCCCACCCCGCCCACAGCTTTTCTGTTCACGTTTTTCCCCTTACGCATCTCACGTTCATAGGCGAGATAAAGAGGATCGCCCATGTTCTGCTTAGAATCTCTGTATTTATAAAGCCATACTGCATACTTGATTAACGCTTCTTCGTAGCCAGTCGCAAAAGGATAAGTGCCATAATCAGAGTAAACAGGCAAGGGGCGAGCGTAGTAGGCGACGGTGACAGTTTCGCCAGACGTGTCAGGAGGAGGGTCCAACACGATCTGGTATCGAGAAGAAGGTTGGATCATGTAAGTATCGCCCGCGGTCCAACCCGCATACGCTCCACCCCTTACCGTCAAATCAAACATTGCCGTCGTGAGATGTGCTCCAGGTACTAAGGCCACGCCGACATATTCCTTTCCTGCCGTCGTATTCACCACCATGTCGCCCGGATAGGATGAAACAAAAGAGACGCCATAGGCCGATAGCAAGGATTCTCCACCCGAAGCGGCTGCTGTGGCGAAATTTGTTCCCGTAAGTCTTGTGGGCGGCGTAGCGTCCACCACCGCAAAACTCTGCGGCGTTCCGGGGTCATTGCCGTTCTGGAGATAGTCCGAATAAGATTCCCAGTTCAACCATTCCGTGTTCGATCCGTCGTAGTACTTGATAACCGCATCGTTGTGATCGTCAGTCGTCATGATCTCCAGGAAGTCGGGATTGAGGTTATATGCCGCCGTATTTGCAATCCTTTGACGCCTCGTACAGATAGTCAAAGCTGGTCTTCAAATCAATCCAAGACGAATTGAACTCACTCAACTGCTGGTTAATGCGGCTAATGTAATCAATCCCAAGCATTACTTGATCCTCCGAAGAGCCTCCACGTCAGTTTGTTCACCAAGGGCTTTTGCCATACATTTCCAAACTATACTGGCATCGTTCCTTGAAATCTTCCCATCTACTACCTTCATGCCGCGTTCTTTCACAAAGGAACCAGCAACAGCATCAGTTACCTCGATGCACGGCATGACCATGCGCTCGGCCTCTGCGTGGGCGTCTGCGGTCATCTTCCACATGTCATCGTGACTAAACATGGATTCCCCGATCTTGCCGCCGAGTTCCTTGAATGACCTCATAACCTTGTCTTTGTTCACGTCGGTCATCTTCGGCTTTCCGTCTACGATCTGGCTATATCGTTGCTTCTTTGTCTCGAGCTGCTTGACGGCATCCCGGCGCTTCTTGCCGATGTAGATCCCCTCGTCGATCCCGTTTTCAAGACTTCGAATATCCTCTGCGAGTTCCTTCACATTCTCCGTGAAGTACCAAGCGGGGTAGTCAGAGGCCACTTTGCCCTTATCATTCAAATCCACTTCCGTGAACCACTTAATATCAGATGCAATTTTTGGTTTAGGCAGTTCCCCCGGCGCTGATACTGCCGTCACCGGAACAATCAGCCTCTCCTTCAGTTCCTTGACTTGCTCTTTCAGTCTGGCAAGTTCGATGTCTTTTGACCTGCTCGGCCTCTTCTTGCTTGCCCTTGCGTTTGCCATACGTTCCCTGGCCGCTTGCTTCTTAGTATCCGGAACTGCCATTACTTCCTCGTTTGTTTTGTAAGCTATCTCTTCCATCTTTCGTTCTCCTTTCATCTGGGTGGCTTTCGCCTTATCGCCTTATTTCTTCCACGTGTTCTATGAGTGATTTATCTATCCATCCTGCTCCTGTCTTCTTTTCGATGAACCGGCACTTATCAATTTCTTCATGAGTTAGTGAAGCACTACCCCATTCCTTATGAAGATTCGCCTCTGTTTCCGAACGGCTTTTACCCATTCGGTTTCTACCCTTGATTTTAATCAGCATATTTTAGGTGGGGGAATATAGCGTCCCCCGTCGCTTCAAAAGGTTAGCGAGTAATGACAGAAGCCTGACCCTCAACCGTTTGTTCGACCATACAATTTACAGTCAAAACAGTAGTGGGAACATTGCCAATCGTCCCCGATGCGGCCAGTAAAGCATCTGCCGTTGCGCTGGTATAAGCAAAACGGCAATTTGAAATTATCCCGGCAATTCCGGCGGAAAGTGCAATGAACTTGTTGGTTCCATGGCTGGGCAGGTTATCATTGAATTGACAGTTGTTAATTACCAGCCCATAACCGGAATCCGCGTTGGAATAAATGTCAGTATCACGTCCCGTATTTATGCCGCTGAAAATACAGCCTTCAATAATAAGAGAATTGATGGCTGCGGAAGTCGAACGAAACATAATACTGTTCAAATTGTCCTTAAAGAGACAATTCTGGACTTTCGAGAATATGGGAGTTTCAAAATGAATCCCGCCTCCCGTTGTCGCCGCATGTCCCTTGACATTACGAATCGTACAGTTACGAACAGTTAGCCCGCTGCTTAGAGATAAAGTCCCATCATTAGCTGCATAGATGACACTTATATCCCCGGTCTGACTCGTGCCTGTCCATTCCATGCCTTCGGTGAGAAACCCGGCTGCTTTCACAATCAATACGGATGTAGCGGCTCCCGCTACCGTTGTTTTGACCGCCGGACCCAAATACGGGCGATCCCGATCTTGAGCACAACCGATAATGGCAATCTGGGGCTTGGTTATTGGAACGACTATATTGTCGAGATAGTAACTCTGTGCAGATGCGGCGGTCGTCCTCGGACGCACATATATGGTCGCACCTCTCGACGCTAATGCGACAGCGGTCGAAGGAATATCAGCCGAATCATCCGGTGACTGCCCGCCATTACCGGCAAGTCCATTATCCCCGTCAACAAAGAAAATGTTTTCGGTGTTCCACATATCTGCGAGTCTTGCACCGCCGATATTAGGCGTTGCAAAAACCCCGTATGGAAAATTTGTGATACTCATTTTACTACTCCTTTCTGTATGTGACACCGCCCTGTCTTTACTCTCATGCGCTGCCTGCCCGACTCTAACGGACACTTACACGGTTGATCCGGGCAGGGGGCTTTTGAGTTACCCCCTACCCGAATGTTGAAAACTTAGCTCACCTGATGGAAGTAAAACGCTTGCCATCCAAGGAAGCCGTAACCCCAATAGCTGTACAGGGAGAACTTCAGACGGTAGGTCTCAAAGTCGATCTTTGCCCCACCCTGGTCTTCTATCCTCGTTTTCCATACCGCTAATTGCTTCAGAAGGTTCCAATCAACCATGATCCAGCTTTTCGTGCTGTAATCATTGAAATACTGGGAGGTTTTATACTCCCACTTGCGGTTGTGCTGTACGTTGACGGTATGGTTCGCCGTGTAAAGTCCTAACGGCGTTGCCGTCACTTCCTCGAACTTCTGATCGAGAGTCGTAGGACCGATGAAGCCGTCCGGGGTAATGGCAAGAATTTCACCATTCAGACCCCGGAATCCCCTCATCAGGATTCTGGTAGCTTCAACCGCCGTCGGGCTGAAAGCCGAACTGCCCAAGTTGCTATAACCACCCGCCGAAGTCGTGACATAATCATTCTTCGTCGTATGGCTGGAACTGGCAATGGGTACGCCTTCCTCATTCCACGGCATGAAATCAAAGGCTGCTGAATTGAGCTTTGCATACCCTTTGATTGCCGCTTTCTCCTTGGTGCGATGTGAAGCCATAGTAAACTTTCTTGGCCAGTCTTTCATGACCGGATAAAGATTGTTCTCCCAGAGTTTCCTTTCCACTTCTACGCCAGCGGCAAACTCGCCAGGTTCGATTCTGACCCCAAATCCTGGAGCCACATCCAGATATGTTAAGGTCCCATTGAAACGCGGGATATCCGGTAGATCGCTGACGCCGTATTTCTCGTAATATGCGGAATCCAGTCCCGCTTCGGTATAGAGGGTTTCCCGCAGCGACTCGCGCTGATGCAGTTCCTCTGTGACCTCGCCGGTAACTTTATCCCACCCCTTCCGTACTAACTCCTGAAATCTTGACTGATTCATAGGATTACTCATCTAAACTACCTCCTTACGCTCTACCACAGAAGTGTGAAGCATTGAACGTGAAGGTGACCTTTTCTTTTCCAGCTTCCTTCAGATCAAGTGAATGCACGTCAACCATGTAGTTGGCCGTGATAACATCTGCGACGCAATCAAAACCCATCCCGATGGGCGCCGTATTTAGGTTCGCATAACAAGTACCAACCTTGAACGGAACCCTAACGAACGTATCCGTTACCGCCAGATCATAGGGCCAGTAGGTCGTAAACGTCTTGACTGTCTGACTGACATCCAAATCAACGCGGTAAATCCCGGCGTTAGCTCCTGTGCGGCAATATGTCGTGCTGCACTGTGCCATGCTTGCCATCGTGAGCCCGTCGGAATTGGTCGTCATACCAACACCCGCCGCCGTAACTGCCGTCGGCGTAAGAACGGTAGGCGCAGTTCCATAAGTCCCCATAAAGATCGGACCCTGCAATACCGTACCGGGGAAAATACGAGCGATCTGAACCAGAGGCTGAGGATCACCTTTTACAAACATGCCCTCATTCCCCATCTTCATAATCGCTTTCTGTTCTGCCTGCGTCTGAACGGATGTGATGTACTGTCCGTAAGTCGCATCGGTTAGTTCTGTCATCGGGTAGTTATTCATACCCGTGACAACCCCAAAGATTACCTGCTTGCCCGTATCCGCCAGTGTGGTAGACACGATCAGCGGGGCCGCGCCATTGTGGGTTACGCCCAGGCACTGTACGAGCTGCCCGACATAAAGCGAGGTAGCTCCTACAACCCTGTCAACAGGCATCCACAAACTGTAAATGGTGGGAGTTCCACCGACCACTTTGAATCCCATAATTCTCTCCTTTACTTATATTGTCTCGTCCCGCAAAACGGACACCCTGACGTGACCTTGCTGTAAAAATTGTGCATTACCGTCACCGGATTCCCGTCTGAGTCGAGTTGCATTAAATTCATTGTCGCGCCGTCTTCTACGGCCAAGCGAACATCGCGGCCATTGTCCGAACCGGGAAACTCAAATGCCGAAGCTCCCAAGTTCAGATAGGAAGGCACATCAGCCTGATCCTTGACGACGTATCCTACGCCATTGCCTAACTTGTCCCTGTCGGTCCTGCATATAAACCCGCAGTTCCAACACCTGAAAAACGTGTCCGACTGATCCTTGACAACGCGACCATCAATGTAAGAAGCGGCCCCGAAGATCGGGATAGTGCGCTTCTGTACCGGAAGGCGACGCTTGTCATATCGAGTGTAACGACTCTGGTTCATCCGATTCCCATCTCCGCAAGAGCATCTTCACCCAGAAGCCGGGCCATGTCCTGTTCCGGTCCCGACCATTTTGAAGTATCGGCTTTTTTGGCCTCAACCTTGGTCGCGCCGGGAACATTCACCCCACCGGCAGGCTTGCCGAGACTGACGACCTTTGCAGGCTTCTGCTTTCTAAGGATAGATTTTGTCGCATTGCGATAATTAATGAGAAAATCTTCCTTAGCATCGCGCTTGTAAACCTGGTTGTAGGTCAAGTCTTTGGTGTCGGTCATGAGCTTGTAAACCTCCGCATCTTCTTCGGGATCAAGCATGTCCTCCACCATCTTGGCGTATTCCATACCGTACTTCTGGTTTGACTCCTGCTCCTGCTTGGATTTGGCGGCGCCCTGTTTTTCGATGTCCTTCAGGAGTCTTGCCCGGTCTTGCTTCACGAAGTCCCTGATTTCCTCTGCGGTAGGATTTTCCGGCAATGCAAGTTCCTCTTCCACTTCTGGAGCGGCAACTTGACTGCGTTCCTTGAGAAAATCGAGAGACCCCTTGATCTCTCCCAGTGTGTCTTCGAGCCGTTTTACCTTCCTTCCGAGTCTTGATTTCTCGCCATGAGGAATCAGAGCATCTTCCTCTGTTTCCTCTTCCGGTTTCGCAGCTGCGGCCTCGGCGGCTTTTGCGGCCTCGGCTTCTTGTGCGGCTGTTTCGGCGGCTATCTCCTCCTCGGTCTTTACTGGTACTTCTTCCTTCTTGACTGGTTCTTCGGTCTTCAAAAGTCTTTCGGCGTCCAAAATTGCTTTTTCATCTTGGTTATCGGCGTCATTCATTTTGAGAACCTCCTTTCACTTTATTTACGCTATCCTTGTATATGGATAGTCGATCATATATTTTCTGAAGTCTCTTGTGGAGAAGTTGAAGCGCGATTACATCCCTCTGCGCCGCCTCCCCTTTGTCGATAAGCCCCTCATATATCTTGTTAATCAATTCCGAATGTTGCTGGACATCATCCCGTAAGAACTCCGCACCCATCTCGGACTGCATCATCTCGACAAACGGGCGTAGTTTCTCAATCGTGGAAAGGGTCGTCAGACCGCGCTTGCCGACTACTGTAAGATATTTGCGAGTGTCTTCCGGGGTTATCATTGCATTGTTCCTCTCGCGCCCATCTCCGGGGTTGACTGCTCGACCTGATTCTGGTTACTCACCGCCGGAGGTTTCCCGTCTTCTGTCGATGTCGCTCCCTGTCCTTCCGGTTGAGGTTGCGCCTTAGAAAGTTGCCTTAGCATCGTTGCAATCTCCCGATACTCGCTCCCCATCAACAGAGCCTCTTCACCGATTATCATGGAAATAATAGGAAGCATTTCTTTTGGCACGATCTTTGCAAGGCCCATGATCCGGCCCATCATTTGGTCCCACACCTGTACTTTCCGCATCTTCTGGTGTTCGCCTTCGATGTTCTCAGAAATAGGCACATAGGTATAGTCGGAATTCGGATCGAAGAACTGAGAGAGCTCTTTTCCAAGCATCTTCTCTATGGTCTCCGGGCGCATAAACCTGTACGCCATCTGGAGCATCATCTGATAGAACTCAACATCAAAAGTGTACGTCCAAGTGAGTCCCTTTAGATTCCCGCGAGCGTTTGTCCTTCCCTCGGCACCCGCGATAGCCGTCGCCGTCGTGGAGGTCTTTTCGGGCAGTCCGCCCATCGTGGTAGGGAATATCGCATCGAGTTCTGAAGATTGGGACTTGATGAAGGAAAGGGTCTCCATTGCTCCCTGCACGTTGTCCCGAATCTTCAATTCCTTCAAGTCTGTTTCAATATTCTCAACAAGGGTAATGTGTTCCGGTTTGATTAATACCGTTGGATTGTTTTCGATAGCATCCCGCCGCCCGATCATGGACGGCAGGGTGGCCAGCATTACCCGGTCGTTGGAGATATTGAACGTATCGTTTGCAGCGATGTTCATTTCCCGTAGGTTTTTGCCGTCGCTCAGTCCAGTATCCTTTGTCGGGTGGATGTAACACCATCCTCGGATGATGGGCTTGTAGGGTTTCCCTTTAGCGTCTATTGCCCAGGTGGGCCGGAACCCGATCAAGGTAAAGTCAGATCCGCTTCCGGCAAAGGTTATGATAGCCTCAACCATTTCAGCTTTGTCCGCCAGGACTCCATTATCATCATATCCCGGCTCGATTGTAATGGGCAGTTGAGTCTCCGGGTCTCGTTCTTTTACTTTTGCCCATATTGACCCGTACCGATCCAGAATATCCATGGAAGGGTCAACCTGCTGGAATACAGTCTGTTTTGTCCCTTCTCTTCCGCCTAATTTATTGAATGATTCTTTTGAAGTATCCGTTTCAACGGAAGACTTGACCCTGCGGTTCTTTTCACCGCTGAATAACTTCTCCTGCAAAACGTCCATATTGAAGTATCCAAACTTTGCCCCGTCCGCTTTGATCTGACTAAATCGCTTCTCTGACCTCAATATCACAGAGGATTTCTGCTGGATTGAATACGAATAGCTAAAATCGGTAAAAACATTCCGAGCGTCAAACACATCATAATTGATCCGATCCACGACCACATTTTCTACTTGTTGCGGTTCTTGCGGGACACTCACTTGCTTCGGGACAACATTCCCCATCTCATCAAAATCCCGTACAATAACAGATAGCGGAGGCGGTTGAACCGTTCTCGTCATCACTTCCTGCTCGGGCCACATGATCGCATATACTTGGCCGTAGAGCCAGTTTATCGTGCGAGCCCTGATCCTCTTATGGAAGTGGTAAACATCTTTAATATTCAACAGCTGATTGATTAGGGTCTTCGCAGCTTTCGCCTTCATCTTGTCGTCCGGCTGATTCCCTTCAAGGTAAATGTCAACGAAGTCGCGGGACTGAAAGTCTTGCTGAGCCCATGTCGCGGAATCCGTGAGCATGTGCGAAAGAAGGAGCCCGATGAAAATATCTGAATTCCAGTCGTAATTCTTTTCCGACCGGACAAGTTCAACCATGTCGAGCACGCTTTCGTAGTCCGAATATTGTTGGTTGTTATTCGATTTCCACGTAGTATATTCGGAATCTATGACGAGATTCTTTATGATTCCCTCTGCCAGTCCGAATTTGCCTTCGAGTGGAGATTTCTTTTTAGACATCAATTCACCTTAAACGCGCAACCAGTAATGAGTTTT